CTCATGCTGCTTATAATGGGTCTGGTACCCAAGGTCTTGCTGTAACTAATAAGATTCACGAAGATGACGGTGACGTCATGTCGGTTTTCTGGAACAAGAACGATACTACTCGTCAGTTACTTTTTGGTTCGTCTGTAGTTGAAATACCCTCGAGCGGTGCTAGTACATTAAGTTACGGTTCTTCTAGAATTTTTACTATTAATAATGACATAGATTGTGTAGGTGATATGTATTTACAACTAACAGCGAAGTTTCCTACTTATACCCTCGCCACGACGTTTGGTGGCGTGACACCTGATAATACCGGTGATCAAGGCAATAATACTATACGTACGGCCTTGCGGGTCAAACCATTTGCTCTACAGTCTGTCGTAGAACGCGTAGAAATCCAGGTAGGAACTCAAATTTGGCAAACACTTGAAAGTCAAGACATAAGAGTTGTAAATTCAACTGAGTTACCAGCGGATGGATTTTCGGAGATGAGCATGTTATCTTCGAAGACTGGTACAGGTAATACGTCTACATCTGCGTGGCTTGTAATACCATCTCTAACAAAAACTCTAGGACCGCGTTTTGGAAAATTCGCAAATCAGACAGAGGATGGTTACCCAATGGCGGCTGCTCCTCATCAGAGTGTTAAAGTTAAGGTTTACTTCAAAGAATTCCCCACTTCTTTGTCTTATTTACCCACCACCGTGACGGGCGGCGACGGGGACGTAACTGTTGTTCAATTTGCCGAAGATGTTCCACTTGAAGGAGTAATCACAGTGAAGGGCTCCATCGCCGCCACTTTTGCGCCCGCCGCCACGGCTGGACTAACTTTTGCCACGGCCGTCTCCGCCGCCGGCTCAATTACAGCGTGTAATCTCTATGCAAAGCAGATGGTTATGTGCAACGAAGAGCGTGAGCAGATGAAGGCCATGCCAGCGGGTCTACCAAAGAGACTTAAGATGACTCAGAATGCGCACGTAACTGACATAGGTACATCGATTATTAAAACAATTGATCTCGATCATTTTTCTCTATACGGTTCCCATCTTATAATTAGCGGAAACGCGGGAACTGACACCGACGGTAATCCCATCAGAATTAAAACGGCTGAACTTAAATTAAATTCAAGCTCCTTTTCTGGACAATTACCGGGTATTTTACTAGATTCTTGCACATCGGATTCTCTTGGAATATATGCAAATAAGTTTATACATGCCGACGGGTCAAATTTTACTGTTGATGAATATGGAGTCGGTACTTATGTGTTCCCACTTTCAGCCAGTGCTTATAGCGGATCGTCTGTTCCTCTAAATAGATTTGACAGCATTCGTTTGACTCTGACGTTCACGTCTACACCCCAGAACGGAGGTTCGACATTTATTAGTGTAACATGTGTTGGTGAGACTACCGCGCTCTTCAAGGGCGGTGCTGCTTCGCTAGCTATGTACTAAACACTATTGGATAAATGTATTGTACAATTTATTTAAATTTAAATAAACAATACAATGCAATTGATTTAAATTAATTTAAAAAAAAAATAAATAAATATAATAAATGTCAGGCTCAATTGCGGCAATAGCAGCTTATGACGGTACCGGTACACAAGGTTATGGAACTACTGATAAAAATTTACCAGGCGTAAAGTCTGTTTTTTGGAACGAAAAGGATACTGACAAGTATTACGTTAATGGTTGTAGTTTTTCAGAAGTATCTTCTAATAAAGGAGAAATAACCAGTCCCGAAACTATAGTATTTACATTTGACAATGATTCCGATGCAATTAATGATTTAACTCTTGTAATAGAAAGAACAGGGGCGTTGAGCGGCGGGACGGTTTATTATTATATGCTTTATTTTATAGACAGAATAGAAGCGTGTGTCGGAAATCAAGTAATATGCGCTATAAACACTGTTCAACTCATAAAAGATTTTTTAAATGGTTCTAACGGAGGTGTCTTTAACGAATTTGTCGACGAAGTAGACGGAGAAGGTCGCCGGGGATTCACCGACAGCGCGAAGACAACAACCGCAGGCGAAACTGCTGCTCAAAGAATTAATTTGAATATATTTAGAATGTTGTCTAATAATGGTATGGATTCTTCTTATTTGATGAGTTGTGCAAATAATCAAACTTTACAGATAAAGGTTTATCCAAAAAATTTAACCCAAGAAGAGTTTAATGCATATACTAACACCAACGTGGCGCACGCCATCTCCGGAATGACAAACCCTAAATTTAAATTTAACTTATATGCTAATAAGTACTCTATGACAAACGCTGAAAGAGACTTTTTAAGGAATCAAGTAGTTGCAAAAAGAACAAATATTACACAGTTTTCAGAATTAACATCAACGGCTAAACCATCCGGAACACTAAAAGCGGGTTCTAGTATAACTATAAATTGCGATCATTTTAATTTATGTGCATCTAGTCTTAGTATAGTAGGATTATGTCATCAAACTACAGTATTGTTGGGAGGGTTTGACGTAGAACTTTATTTAAATTCTACATCCTTTTCTGGAATTATTCCTTATTCCATAGCCGATCATACTCCGGCGATTCGCACCCCCAACCCGAATCTTAGACATTTTTTTAATTATTTAATACCAATTTCAAAAAATGCTCATATGACAGAGACAGATCAGTCTTATGTACCATTTAGCAAATATGATTCCATCCGTGTTATATTAACAGCTAAAAAAGACATTACCGTTAGTACTTTCCAAGACTTCTTTGATACGCTAACTGTTGTCGCAGAGGGTAAATGTACCGCTTTATATCAAGACGGGGCTGTAGTATTTAATACTTATTAATTATATACATTTTATAAATTTCCAATTTAGTTCTTTGCAAATTTCTTTCCATATATTTTCTTGTTCAAAAAGTTTTTCTCTACTCTTTAAAAGAGGAAAGTAAATTAAATATTCGTGTTTATTAAGTAGTTGAAAAAATTTATATAAAGTATAAGAATAGCTTAAAAAGTTCTTTCTATTTTTTGGACAGTGCTTTTCAAACGGTTCTTGAATTTTATTAAACATTTCTATAAGTTTACTCTCTAAGTCTTGACAAATTAACAGTTGTTTATTACCAGTTATCTTATGAATAACATGTGGTATATGTTCATAGTATTTATTCAATTTTAATTTTTTAAGAAATTCCTTGACTTTATAATATGTAATTAAAGTTTTATCAGTAAGGCGTTCTTTTTTGATTTCTAAAATTAGTAATTGAATTACTTCTTCTGGTACATTTGTACCTTCGCGACCCTGTATCTGTGTTATCCATTCTTTAAAGTGATTAGTTCTTTTATAACTATATGGTTTTATGTACTCGTGATTTTCAGCATGATTCCATTCAGGAAGTTCTGAAATATTAAACCTTTCAGTTAGACCACAATTGTAACAAATTAGTAACCCAGAAGATGTATCATGAATAGTACTACTTTGACAGTCTCCGCATATGTAACTATTTTGCCGTTTTTCTATATATCCAACTGATTCTTTTGGAAAACATTTTGCCATATATCTCTTATACAATTCTTCCCTGTTATTACTAGAATCTAATGAGATGTACTTAAATATGTCTCCTTCGTTATTACATTCTGTTGTGTATTCTTCGGAGTCTATTTCTTTTATAAAATCCATAGATCTAAAAAGATAATCAGAGAGATCTTTATCTGTTTCTAAGTCGTTTATTTTTTGCTCCAAATGTTTTATTTTTGCCTCAATTTCCCCGTTAAATTTATTAATAGTTCTAGCTTTGTATAATAAATTTAACTCGGATTTGTATTTATTTATATTTTTTTTATCTTTTTCTATATTTTCTATTGTTTTATCGTGCTTTGCTATTATAGACATTCTAGCATCTGTATGCGCTGTTTTTTTAGAAATCTTAAATGAAGACATTATAAAATAAATACTTTATTCTTTTAAACACTTTTTAAATTTCAAGACATTTAATTTAAAAATATATTTTATAATTAAATGTGATGTTGATATCTTATTCAAAGACTTTTACTATTAAAGTTATTAAAAATTTATGTAGAATAAAAG